TTGAACTTATATAGTGCTATGACCCAAAGCATACGAGATGCAGGTGAGAAACCACCATGCGTAATTCACAGAAAGAATAACACGGAGAGCATGTTCACATGCAAATTGGAAGACCTAATTAAATTATTAAACGAGAAGTCATGGGAGGACGATAAATGAAAATACATGTAGTAACAAATTCACATACTAGAGTTAGGCGTTTTTTCGCAACAGAAGAAGAGGCAGAAAAATATGCAGATGAGATAAATGATAATATACTTTCTCCACAAAGTGCAGATGTTAGGGAACTTACAGTTCTTGAAGATAAATATATGAAACCAGGTCTAATAAAATTCTTAAATGACCACGCTTTCATTGGAGTTGGGTGAGCGTCAATGACTGAGTTTGACACCAGCTTATCTGTTGGCAAGCTGCGTGAGGCCGAAATAATAGCGTTCTTTCAATCCCAAGGGCATAAGCCTATACCTATACCAGGCAAGTTCTCAGGCTTTGATTTCTTCTTAGCCAATACCAAGCAAGGATACGAGGTAAAACAGGATTGGAAGGCGCATTATTCGGGCAATCTCGTGGTGGAAGTCGAGATGTATGGCAAGCGCTCTGGCTTGATGGCCACCACCGCAGATTGGTGGATCTTTGATACAAAAACGGAGTTTATATTTATCACTCCACAAGCAATTAAAAACTTAATAGTAGAATTAAATCCACCATTGAGGCAGTTCACAGGCAAAGGAGATACCCACCCCAAGAAAGCATATCTGATAAAAACTGACTTGATAAAGAACTATTCTGCTAAAATTCTAGAACATAATAAACTACAAAAACCTACAAATTAGTACCTAAAATGGACTTCAACAAAAAACTAACAACAACACAAAGAATCACATATGCAGTAACATTCATCAGTGCTGTAATCTTATGGATCTACATGATATTTTCATTTTTAATAGCATTAATCGGAGGATAAAAACATGACAGAAGAAGAAAAAGAAAAAGCAAAAAGTTACTCCACATCATTCCGATTAAATGAGATTGCAAATGCAAGATTAATGACCTTTTGCGAGCTTACAGGAATGAATAAATCTGAGGTCGTAAAAGCAGCAATTTCTCAGTTCATTGCACCTACCTTGCAAAATGCCAATGTAATACCCCCGTCTTACAATCCTCGCGCGCACACGTGTGTAGATAATATTATTATATCTAAAGATATAATGAACTGTAATACAGAGGCTAAAAATAAGGATGCAAAAAAAGAGCAAACTCATGCATGGTTTCAAGCATTCTGGGAAGTGTGTAAAAACCAGCAATTTGCAAGACGAGTTGTAAAGACTATCAGATTGAATTGGGATGAACTTGCAGAGCTTGATCCAAAGATAGTAGCAGAGAAATACAATCAACATTTTCACGAGAAAGGAAATTATGCAAAACATCCAAACTCATGGTTGAATGATGGAGGGTATGATAACGTGGTAAATAATTCTGTTTCAACTCATGGCTTAAATTTTGATGTAACTACCAAGCACCCGGATGATTGATGTTGAATTAGCAGAGCAAGCAGTTCTCTCCTCCATGTTGCATGATGAAAGTGGAGTAGCCACCGCGCAAGCAGGTGAGTCTCTCACCAAGGATGACTTCTCCTGCATGGATCGTTCCACGATCTTTGAGACGTGCCTACGTTTATCACCTGCCAATGAAATTGATGTAATCATAGAACATCCAGAGCTAAAACAAGAAGTAATCTTTTTGAGCGAGAAGTTTGGTGGTGGTGGCATAGAAAGATACATTGAATATTTAATAAACCATCGTAACACGAGATCCGTGGAGCGTGCCTTATGGCAAGCAAACGATGATTTAAAAGCAAGTAAACCAGCAGAAGAGATTTCTCAGACATTTGTAAACACCATTGCAAAATCACTTAGTCAAAGAAAGGGTGTGGTTGCATGTGGTGCTGCAAGTAAAGAAGCATTTGCAGAATTTCTTGAAGTTGATGCAGGTGGTACACAAGCAATCCCCACAGGATTGGAAAAGTTAGATGCTATTCTTGGCGGTGGTTTCAAGAAAGGTAGCTTGTACGTCCTTGCAGCACGCCCAGGAGTAGGCAAGAGTGCATTAGCAATACAAATGACATATGAGACTGCAAAGCGTGGTTTAAGGGCAAGCTATGCAAGCTTAGAAATGTCATCATCAGAATGTGCTGGTAGATTACTTTCCAATGCAAGTGGTGTACGCAAACCAACAGGCAAGGGATTTCTCAATGCAGGACATAAGCAAAAGCTAGAGACTCAAGTGCAAGCAATGCAAGGTTGGCCTATTACATTCAAGGATGATAACCAAGCCACCATGCAAAGTATTGAGGCATTCATTGCCAAGCAAAGGCTTGAAGGTGAGCTTGGTTTAATCGTGGTCGATTACTTGCAACTACTCTCTTCACCTGGGCATGACTCACGAGTGCAAGAGGTGAGCCACATTTCTCGTTCCTTGAAAGCAATTGCAATGGAATATGAAGTTCCTGTGCTTGCCCTTTCGCAACTCAATAGAGCGTTAGAGAGTGCTAACCGCAATCCCATGCTATCAGATCTGCGTGAGTCTGGAAGTATAGAACAAGATGCAGATTGCGTGCTTCTCATGCATCGAGAAAAAGAAGTAGATCCAACCAATGATGATATCATTTGCAATGTTGCGAAGAATAGGAATGGAGAGGTGTGTGCAACCAAGCTAACTTTTACCAAGCCTACCGGGCGTTTCTCAACACGAGTAGATGCAAGATTGAATGATAAGAAACCATTCTAGACTACAAATGACTTATGATGTAACCCATGGTATGCGTTTTAAGCCTCCCGTAGCTACCTAGAAAGCGTTTTGATAGAAAAAGAAGGTGTATACCCATGTCAGGGTATCAAAACGCTTTCTCGTTAAGCTATAGGGTGAGGAATTAAATTTCTCTTTTTGTTAACATCATGCTTTTTCTCCTTTCACCTTGGTAGCCTCTTGCTTAACGCAAAAATCATCATCAAATTTATCGTCAAATTGCATAAAGCAAGCTGGGTCAGTTTGATTTGCTTGATTGATCGCACTTTCTTCATTTTCTGCATCAATATCGATGTAGCACGTAGTTGTCATTTCTGCTAATACCCTGTATTTGTTCATAATTATATCCTTGTTTGTAATTCTAATTTAAGTTGTTTCTCTTTGCATGCTACTTGCTTACATGCCCTCGTTTCACGAGGCCGTGCCTCATGCTTTGCACGCTCCCTATCCTCTCTTTGTTTCCGTGCTTTCTCGCCTATCTCTAGTAGCTCTTGCAAGGCGATTGGAAAGAGTTGTGATGCGTGTTTCATTAGTAACTTTCTCCTTTGCTTTCCAGAATGTCACGAACGCGAATAAGTATGCTGCCAAATTGCAAGATTTCCTCGCTTGTCACGTATTTCTCAAATGCAAAGTGGCGTAATGATTGAAACACATAGCAATCTTCATTTGCACCGCACATACTTGGTTTAAATTGCCATTTGTCTGGAATGCATTTGTCAGTTTCAAATGTAATGTAATCACCTATAGCAAACAACCATGCCATTACATTGCCCCAGTTATCACCATCATTAGTAAGTTTAAATTCGTCTTTAAGTGTAGTATTCATGCTTGTTTCTCCTTTGTTGCATTGATTAACCTTTGCTTGGCATACATAAACTCTGGATGTACATTACATAATGTAGGAATATCCACGCTTGAATATCCCATGCGTTCCATCAGTTTACGTTTCATTTTGAGATATGCTCGGTTTGCTTGTGTGGGGTTCATGCTTGTTTCTCCTTCAATTCTCTAATTAACCTGGTGAACGCTAGTTTAGTGCGAATTGCCAAGATTTTCTCATGGTTAAAGGCTAAAATAATTTGCTGTTTGGTGTATCGTTTCATGTTTAATTTCCTTTGCTTGTAAGTATTGATTTGATTGCTATCCATGCCCCAATAATGGCATAGGGTAGCAGAATGATTAGGCTAATGTCGTAGTGCATTGTAAGTATTTGTTTGGCGTTGTTTGTAGCCTATTTTAGGCCAATGGTATTGATGATTGCAGGATTCCATTTGTAGACCAAACCTACTTCAGAATTGTTTGCCATTTGAACCTTGCAAATCAGAGTCACTCCCAGATTGGATAGATGATGTTTGACTTGTTCTTCTATGCTATCAAACCTATGATCGAATCCTTTAAAGATTCTTTTTATATTTGGTATGGTTGTTCGATAGGAAACCCGGCTGCCTTTTGAGATAGTAGCTGGATGATATTTTGCAATGACAAGAATTTCCTGATCTATAGGTTTATTATTCATGCTCCAATCCCCCTCAAATCTGCATGGATTTTTTTCCATTCATTAGCAGAATTTGTGTCCTCAAGATAGCGAGGCACTAGGTCAATCAATTCAACCATTCTGCCAGAGTCAGTAAGCCAAATGTTGGCAGATAATTTAATCATTATTTGGCAACGAAGCCAGCGTTTGAAGTCATAGGATTTAATTATTATTTCATTCATATTTTTTGTATTTGTTTTGAGCTATTAGCTCCGGATTGTTATTGCCTGTTTTTGGCAATATCGACAGCAAACTACAAATGCCTACTTATGTCAACTTTAATCAAAAAATACTTTTCAAGAAAGCCAGAGTACTAGGTAAATACTGGGAAAGAAAATTTTAAAAAAAGTTTGCAGGAAATGTAGCTAAAACAATTTAAAGCAAATTAAAGCAAAATCCATATCCCACTAATACCAAGCTATAGACTACCCTAATTACCCCCCTAGCCATTAAGCTAACCCTTAGACTACAAACAAAGCTAAACCCTTAGCATTACCATACCATTCCCTTAAAGGCCTCCCCTCTACTACTCAACCCTACTTCTATAGCAATCAATGCCATGTTTCCTTTCTCTCTTTCTCATTCCTCCTTTGAATCTTTCGTGTGCGCGCACACCTACACGTGTGCGCGCACACGAGGATGACGAAAAAGGTAGGCAATTTCTTTCTCAAAATTTACCCCAAAAT